GCTACAGAGGTGTGCGGCAGGTAGGACTCGAACCTACGATTACCGAATTATGAGTTCGGGGCTTTAACCAACTAAGCTACTGCCGCTAGTTAGTATATTATAACCGTAATGCGCCTGCCAGTCAATAGCATCCCGCTCATCATTAAGTAGAGGTTGGCCTTTTATATTAAGACTTGTGTTTAATAATATTGGTACGCCTGTCTGTAAATAAAATTTATTTACTGCTCTCCACAGACCACGGTGTTGTTCTTTATTTATTGTTTGAACTCTTGATGTTCCATCATGATGTACTACTGATGGTATTAAATCTGGTTTTAAGCACTTGACAGTGTACTGCATGTATGGGCTAGAAAAATTCATATCAAACCATTTACTTGCATGTTCTTCTAAAACAACTGGTGCAAATGGCCTAAATAATTCTCTTTGCTTAATTAAATTTACTTTATTTTTAATGTTTGGATCTCTTGGGTCTGCCAATATACTTCTATTTCCTAAAGCTCTTGGACCATACTCTGCCCTGCCAGATGCAACTGCTACTATTCCGTCTTTTAGTATTGCTTCAACAATTTTTTGTGAAGGGTACTCTCCTCCAAGATCATAACCAAGGTATGGGTTTTTCCATTCTATATGCTTGCCATACATTGCTGCAGCTGCTCCCAAAGAACTCCCAGCGTCTCCAGGATTTGGCATAATCCATATGTCTTTAAATATGTTCCATAGCAATGTATTGGCTTTGCTATTTAATGCACAACCACCCATAAATACTAAATTATTCTTGCCAGTAAGATGTTGCGCCATACGCATAAAATCATTAAGCCTTTGCTCGTATACCATTTGAGCTGCTGCTGCTATATCAAATTTATCTTGCTCCGAGACCCAGCCCCAGTCTGTAATGCCTTTGTGAAAATTATATTTTTGTTGATCATACTTTGGGAAATATGCATCAACTTTTCTGTAATATTTTGTCCAGTCCCCATACGCTGCCATTCCCATCATAATATATTCTTCTTGATTTGGCATTAGGCCTATTAGTTGTGTAAATGCTGAGTAGAACAATCCAAAACTAACTGGGTAGTTTTGTTTATATTTTAACTTTATGTTTTCTCCTTCACCAACCCATATTGTTGATGTGTTGTATTCTCCTATTGCATCAAGGACTACAATTACTGCGTCATCAAATGAGCTTGTATAGTAGCCAGCGCATGCATGTGAATAATGATGTTTAAATGATTTTCTTGGTATTCCATCAATATTGAACTTTGGTTTCCAGTCCCCAGAACCACCCTTTAAAAATAGCCTAGAGGCCTTTAGGAGGGGTTTCTCGTAGTAGGCAATAGCATCAGGTGCCCCATAGGATAAAGCATCATTAACTAAACTATCATTTATATACCAGTCATTTTTTTTCTTGCTGTATCTCTCTGAGTGGCCAGCAAACAGTATCTCTCCGTCTTTAATTAAAGATACCGAAGAGTCGTGTGACGTCTCATTAACTCCCAATATTATAGTCATTGATTTCCTTTATAAAAAATTCTGCCCAGTGAATGTGTTTATGAACACCAGAATGGCCATTCAGTGTTGCCGTTCTAGATATCTTAACATCTGAGGCTATATCAAAGTTTAGTCCGTATTTATCACGATAATCTTGATGACATAAAAATTCTGTATCACATTCAGTTCCCTTTTTATGAAATTTATGACACAGAATATCTTTACCTAGATCTTCAACTCTTTGATGCCACTCATTTTCATTAAAAGGATGATAGTTTTTAAAATATCCATTACCCTTATTATTATCAAGCCATTTATTTTGTGGAACGAACCACGTTGTCCAAATTAGTTTTATATTGTTTGAGTTGCAATATGCTTCAAGCATTTTTATATATTGAATAGAAAGCATTTGTGCTGTTTCTAATGGCATTATTTCTTCTGCAAGTACTGGCAGCTTTAAATACTTTGGCCTTCCATCATATGTATCCCTCGGAGTTATGTGATATGTTACAATCTCTTCGTCCTGATCAACAGATGGAATTTTTCTATTATTTTTATAGTCTTGTTCTGGCCTCATTTGATGTGACCTAGATGCGATTTCCATTCTTATAAACTCTGGAAAAAGGCATAGAACTATCTTTGGGTTTCCAAAATGCTTTACGTATTCAAAAAAACAATTTATTTCAAATGGAACTCCCTTGCCGCTTGAGCCTAAGTTATGTTTAGTCAAATTAAGCTCTTTTGAAACAAAGTCTGACCAGGTTGCACCTTTAGGAACCCCCTCGCCATAAGTAAACGAGCATCCAAGAGTAACTATGTCTGCAGCAGATTCAATCTCTTCTCCTATAAAACCTTTTGAGTTTACTCCTTCCATTTTTCTGCCTTTTAGTCCACCAGCTAACCCTTCTTTTGCATATTTCCAAATATAAGGTTCATTATCTGTGTGGTAGAATGACGGATCTAATTCTTTTGTCATAACAATATGTCCTTTTTAAAACTTTCATATATATGAATATTTCTATGTAGTCCAAAATGTGGTGTAGGTGCAGTATTTGAATCTCTTGAGTAATAAAAATTTTTTAGACCAGAATATTCTAGGTGGCAGTTTTCTTTGTATACTTCTTTCATGTTATCCTCTTTGATAAAGTGCCAGTCATTCATACCTAAGCTAATATAGTTTTTAAATTGAGTTAAACTTATATTTTTATCAAGCCATAAAGATTCTTCTTCTGACCAAGTTCCCCATAATAATTTAATATTATTTGTATTGCAGTACATTTCAAGCATTTTAATATACTGTATTGATATGTCAAAGGATAGTTCAGATGGAATAGAATCTTCTGCAATAAAAACACCCATGCCAGTATTAAATTTATTTTTTTGATTCCATATTCCATATCGTATTATCTTGTCATTATTAAGTTCGTGCCTTGGAAACTGGTTGTATCTTGGAGTCATGTGCGAAGTCTTTGAAGCAACTTCTATTCTTGTAAACTCTGGGAATAGGCACACCAATACTTTTGGATTGCCAAACTTATTTACATAGGAAAAAAATTTATTTATACTCCACATTATGGATTTGCCACAACCAGCAAGATTATGAACTGACATTCCAAGATCTTTTGCCAGAAGATCAGGCCATGCATCACCAGCCTCTACACCTAAACCAAATGTCATTGAGCACCCAAGAGAAACAATGTCGGAGCATGAGTCAAATTCATTTGTCCTATATCCGTAATTGTTACACTCATTAGACCAGTCAGATATTTCTGATTCCAATGGATAGGATGACTCGTACCAAAGGCTATCTGGGCTTAATTTCATTAGTATATAAACCTATCTTTATCTCTATTTTTTCTTTTTTTAAACGATCTAAAAAATTTTGATATATGGTATTTAATGTATATCATTTTTGCATGCTTCCCTCTACTAGTTCTTGAACGTACTCTGAAAAATGTTTTCTAATGGACCCCATTGGTCTTGATCCATATGAATCCCATATTCTTTTATACTCTAATACATTTGCAAATGTTGTTGGGCATACCACTATGCCATTGTACTCTCTTAATACAGTTGGAAGTGGCACATGCTTGCTACANCACTTNCAATCTTTTGCTCTATCCTGATATTCGCTCATATTATCTGCATCCTGTCCATTGCTTCTCTCAAATCTTCAGGCATTCTTGGTGCCCTAATCATATTATAAGATGTTGTATCTGGGTCATCTTTGGACCCAAAATCATTGTCGTAATTCATAGATTCGTATGTATGAATATTAATTTCTTGATTGCCGTCAAATCTTGTTCTGCTGATAGAATTAAATATGGCGCCACAAGTAGCGTCTGCCAAGTCTTTAGAACCTTTTCTAGGGTGGTCAACCTTATCTCTCATAATTCTGAGCTGGCATAGCTCATCTATGAGTAGCGGTATATGGGGACCAATTAATCTTTCTTCAGCAACAACCATTGCCATATCATCATAATGTTTTTTTGCAACCGACAAAATCTCTGTGTTAATTCCGTATTGTTTTAGCTGCTGCATCATGTCGTGGGAGTTCCATCTATCAAATGTGCATATCGCAATATTAAATCCTCTTGTTTTAAGAGAAAGAATATAGTCTTTAACTTCCGTGAAGTCTACGGATTTATCTGGTGTTGGGGTCCAATATCTAACTGCATCAACTTCTACAATTGGAGCGGGCTGGGAGTAGGTGTCTGTGACTTTTACGTTAACCCACTTATTAATATGAGCCATTGTTACTGCACAATGGTCATGCTTTTGAGCTAAGTCTACGTGTATGTAGTATTTCTTATCTGGGTCTGGGAGGAACCACTCCTCTAGTCTTCCAAAATTATCTACAGCTATCTGACCAACATTGAAAGCTTTCTCTACCTTTTCTCTTGACTTAAAGAATGCGTCAACTGCGTCTGGTGGCATGCAAGCAAATCTAGATAGGGCATCTGTTGGGTTTGTATAAAATGCAGTTTTAAAATCATCAATTTTTCTTACTGGGTTTAT